CCACGATGATCGCGAACTCTATCATTGGGTTGAGAGATCTCAATAGCAGTATTCAGCGGGGAGGTGATTCAGTCGGGCTTTTGTCCACTCCACCGGCGGATGCTGCTCGGGTGCTAAGAGACTTAAAGTTGGATAAAACTTTGGAGGGGAAGTTTAATCCTTTGGCGAAGCAGAACGCTGGAAAGTTGATTCAGGATACTTGTACTATCATTGGGGACTTGGGTGGGTATTGCCCCAAGCATGTTGGTACTGTGATGCGGTATGGCTTGGATGCGTATGATGGGATGCAGAAGCCTAAGGGTCCTGGTGATGTTTATCATGGACTGATGACCGGAAGTCAGAAGTCTTACAACAAGAGGTGAGTGATGACTGACTACATTGCACAACAGTTCGCGTATGCCAAAGCCAGCGGGTGGATCCCGGCGTTCATCAAAGCGGGGAAGGACTATGACTTCGCCCCGTCGCTGCTGATGGCTATTGCCTCGCGCGAGACCAACATGCACAACATCGTGGGCGATGGCGGGCATGGCTACGGCTTGATGCAGATCGACATCCGCTCCTTTGGGGAGTGGTGTGCTTCGGGAGCATGGCATCATCCGGATCAGGTGATTGAGAAAGGAGCTCAGGTCCTCGATCAGAAGATGTGCCAGATCCATAGCGGGGCCGGGCGCCTCGTCACCATTGGGGGCTATTCCTTCACGGGCGCTACGTTCCCCACCGCAGCCTCTGCCATCCATGTCGCGGTGGCGGCGTACAATTCAGGCCTTTGGGCCTACTACTGCTTCTCCAAAGGAGAAGACCCGGATCGACTCACGACCGGGCATAACTACTCGAAGGATGTCCTGGCTCGTCAGGTCGAGTTCGAGTCGCTCTTGAAAGGAGCTTCTACATGAATGGGGTCAATTGGACTTCCCTGCTGAGCGGGATTATTACGGTTGGTAGCGCTGTGTCGATGGCGGCTGGGTATCCGGCGCTGGGCGCGATCATCTCGGACCCGCATGTGGCGCAGGCATTGACGGCGATCATCACTGGCATCAGTGGACTGTACAGCACGCTGGCTCCGGCATTGATGCACTCCACCACGATGGCGGCGGCGGCCACCATTGCCAAGAAGTGAGGACGCTGGAAATTCTTGCTACGGTGTTCGTGTTATTCTGTGTCGCAATGTCTCTGAATGGATGCGCCACGGATCCGCACAACACTGGGGCAAATGGTTGCCAGAAGTTCATGGCAACGTGTTAGGAGTATCGCTATGAGAAAGGTTCTTTACCTCGGCTTGGTGGTTGGACTGGCAGGATGTCAGTCCTTCACCCCGCAACAGACTGCCGCGTTCTGCGCGCTGGCTCAGGATGGTACGGTGTTGGCTTTGGCTTCGACGAAGGGCGGAGCTCAGCAGACGGCGCAGAAGATCGCGGCCGTTCAGCAGGTGGTTCCGTGTGACGCGACCGCAACGGCTGTGGGGATTATTCTCTCCTCACAGAAATAGAGGGGGTGTCCGTGACCCTCAATGACGTGAACAGAAAAATCGCTGATGCCCTTGAGGTCTTCGGGGGTCATCTAGCGATCGGGGCTCTGCTCTCGATCATCACTGGTGCCACAGTGTGGATGCTCACTGTAGAGATTGAACAAGGGAAGCAACTGGCGACCTTGATTGCCTTGGCAGAAGGTCGCTCAGTTGATATGCAAGGTGTTCACCAAGCGTTGGACAAGCTGTCTGACAAGGTGAATAGCTTGGAGCTATCCGTCGTCGGGATCAAACAGGAATTGAATGATCACGAACGGGCGCACTAGCCGGATTGAGTGGGCGGGCGTGCGGTGAAATATCGTACGCCCGAACGCTTGTCTACACCAAGGCAGAAGATTTGGCCGCTGCGTTCCATGATGTCGATGACGCGGCCGATGGAGTGGAGTGGGACGCGCTCACGGGCGAAGCGGATGATCTTCTGTTCCGAGACGCCGTAGTCTTTCTCGGTGATGGTGATGAGGTGAAGGATCTCGTCCATGGCTTGGGAGTCGACGTTGGTCGAGCCGGCCTTGAAAATATCCGGCATGGTCTGCTCGGCCTCGATCAGCCATCCAAGGGCGCGGTTGAAATCGTCAACGGTGAGGGAGAGGGCGTTGCCTCGATCGATCGACGATACCATTGAGAGCTTATAGAGATGTGTTTTCCGTCGGGTGATATAGTGTATAAGTTTGGGGTGATTGGGTACGGGAGGCTCTCCCAGCTGTCGCCAGTTATTGACTGCGTCACGATACTCAGGGGTGACATGAAACTGGCCCCATAGGTTAGCAATCGCAGCGAGGTCGTGCCTAAGATCCTTTGTTTTAGGGGACTCACGTGGCGCGAAGTCATCGCCGATAATCCTTTCGTCCGAGAAGACCATGATGCAGCGGGACATGAAGCCCTGGCCAAAGGCCTTCTCGGGGAGGAAGCCGATGAGGTTTTGGGGCGTGGACCCGGCGAGGATGTTCAGCTGCGGTGAGTCGATCTTGATGTCGAGGTCGTTGCCACGCCGGGTCTGGCGGTAGGGTGCGGGGTCGTAGAAGGCAGCGAGGCCATCGACCATCTCGTTGTCGTACTTGTGCATGAAGGCGCCGAGTTCGTCGGCACAGACGTAGAGGGAGTTGAAGGTCACGGGCTCCTGGCCGGGCACGGCGATGACGGTCTTGGCTTTGGTCAGGGAGTCGACGAGCGAAGCGAAGGTCATGGAGATCGGGGCGAGGTGGAACTCGCTGAGGCCCTGAACCAGCTTGCGCCCGACGGCGATGGTGCGAGACTTACCCGTGCCGGGATGGCCGATGACGAAGAGGTAGATGTTCGGATGGAGATTACTTGAGGTCTTGACCCATACCCTCTGGGTCACCACCGCGGCCAATACCGAAATAGCTGTCCATCTTCTGAAAATAAGAGGGGCATCTAGATTAACAGTGGCCTCAATGAAGGAGTCGATCCAACTTGCAAGCTTGCGGTCGGCAACGCTTGTGGTTTTATCCAAGACACTCCCGAAAGTTGGATCATTCATCTGCAAATTCCCCGAAGAGTTCCTTGGCCTTTTTCTTATAGGCCTCAGCAGCAAGTTCTGCTGAGGCAAAAGTTCCTAAGTGATAGACCTGGTAGTTACAACATATCTGTGCTGAGTATCCTCGGCCTTTTCTAAATACGCCACGAAAACCTGCTGGGTTATAATGATTGCTATTTGCAAGATTCTGGCTTTGTGTCGCTGGTCGTAGATTTGTAATCCTGTTGTCATTACGTATTCTATTTTTATGGTCGATTAAAACTAGATTGCCTGTTATAAAAAACCAGGCTAATGTATGCGCTCTGTATAAAATTCCTTTGTACCTTATTTGAACATAGCCACTGTCTCGTAACGATCCTGCGATATCTCCTACCTGAACACAGTTACTCGTCTTCATCTTCCATCTGAACTCTCCTGATGTCGGGCAATACTCGAGAGCGCTTTTCAACTCTTGAAGGCGCTCGATCGAGTATGCTTTTAATTGCGCTGCGTTTTCGATTGTCATGACCTACCCACTCCTTAAGACCGTCTGGGTTTTTCTCTGGATGCCAATGACTTTTATTCCATCCAACCTCAGCATCAAAGGGGATGTTAAGCTCTCGTTCCCCGGCTAAGGGGATGGTAATAGCAAGGTGCTTGTGGAGTAGAGGAACTACTATATCTTCCTCGTCTTCGGGGTAGGCCCAGGTGGAGGCGTCGTGGTCTTGGAACATCAAATGAGTGTTACGAAGGGCGTGACGTTCTTGGTTGGTTAGAGCCCAGGTGTTGAGGATACCGTGGTTAACGATGTCGGCGAGGGAGCCTTGGGGATCGTAGGCGATAGCCTCTTTTAGAAGCTTCTTGTCGCTGGGGCGTTTGAAGAAGTAGCGGCGGCGACCGGTGAGGGTGGTCAGCGAGCGCCGGGTCTTGAGTTCATCAGCCACCCAGCGGTGCCACTCAGGGATGCCGGGGAAGGCGCCGTAATACTTGGGCTCGAACTGGGCGATTTGGTCTATGGGCAGTCGGGTTTGGAGGGCGATCTCGGCGTCTCCGCCTTTGTAGTTTTTGCCGTGGCCAATCTTTTTGCACATGAAACGGTAAGTGTAATGTCGGTGGAATGGTGTTTCTGCGAGACGCTTATCGTGCCGGAGGTCGCCGCTCCATCCCAGATGAGGCCATATAAGGCGAGCAACTGCTGTGTGCACGTCTCCAGACTCCACGGCGTCGAGGTAGCGGGCGTCTCGGAAGATGTTCCAGAGTCGGGCGCCGACGCAGTAGGACTCGCCGGACTTGGCGTCGAACTTGGCGAACTTGTAGCCAGGGTCGGCAATATAGATGGATCGCAGAGACTCCTCAACGTTTTGTAGATTTCCCCCTGTGCCGAATTCGGACAACGACGAACTAAAGCGTCCCGTGCTTGTGCCAGCAATGTTATAACTGGTTCTAATCCGCCCGTCATCGTCGATCTCCGTTCTCAATACGCTGAGCTTTTTGCCGAGCTCAGCCATCATGTTGATGTGCTTGGCGATTTGGGTGGCGATGGGATAGGCCTCGAGTTCCTCGCGGGCGTTGTCGTCGGTGGTGAGCCGGCCTTGCTTGCGGATGTGCGGGAGGCCGAGTTCACCGTAGAAGAGTTGGCGGAGGTCCTTGGATGAGCGCCAGTTGAACTCGGGCATCCCCACGCCCTCGACAACGATGCGCTGGAGATCGCGCTCTAGGACTTCGAGGTGTTCCCAGAATTCGTCGATGACGGCGGCTTTGCGCTGTTGGTCGACGAGGCAGCCTCGGAGTCCCATCTCAAGTACAGGACCTTGGAGATCACGTTCGAAAGCGTAGACGGCGCTGGTGGTTGGGTCCAGCTGGGCCAGCATGGGTCCCAGGATTTCATGCGTACCACAGACGTCCAGTCCGTTGTAGGCTGAATCTCTATCGAATCCTTTGAGTGTGAATGGGTCAACTTCGTCAGTCCTTATGATGCGCATTAGTCGTCACCTAAACTACTGTCCTCATCATACAGATCACGCATAGCTTCATCATATCCCTCCCAATTATCAACACCCATACTCTCTAGAGCGTATAGTTTTCTGTTGCGTCTGAGTGCAGCAGCAAGTCTATTGCGCAGACCAATGATCTCACTGCTGCCTCTGCTAATGATTTCAGCTGCAATAGGATCATCACAGGCCTTGCCAAGATCGGAGAGAATGAATTCAATTGCGCGATGTGTCATGCATCACCTCCTGTTTCAGGGTCCCAGTTGTTTAGGTATTCTTTGGGGGATAGCATCACGTGTCATCCTTCTTGATTGTCTTGTGGTGCGCCCCGAGGTTCTTCCATGCGCACTCATCGGCGAAGAGGGAGCCACAGTAGCCGAGGGACTTGAGCGACTCGGGCTGGAGGCTGTGCATCAGGAGCATCGTGTCGTGGGTGGCGCCGAGGACTTTGATGTGCATCGAGCGCCAGAGGAAGGGGATGTCGTAGAGTCCGTTGTGGAAGACTTTGGGAATACGTGGATCTCCGAGCACTCCTGCAATAAGCTGCCAGACCTCGCGTTCAATTGCAGGAGTAGGCCAATAGCTTCCTGTCGCTGCGCGCTCGTCATCGAAGGGAACAACAAGGGCAAGGCGGCTGTTGGGTGCGAGTCCAATGCAGGTAATTCGCTTACCACTCGTCTCAATATCGACAGAGAGCACGTCACAAGTATCGGGTCGGATGTTTGAGATAAAGTCCGCCACGTCATCGAGGGTTGGTTCGATCCAGATTTCACGGGAGGGCCTCCGCAGATCGGGGTACTGGGCTTCGCGCTGGGCTTTTTGGAGATCGGCTATTACCGTGGGCCGTACGCTATACATGTATAGGACAGCAGCAGGATGGTAAGTAGGCAGACACTTGTAATCGCTAACACAGTGCGAGGAGAGTAAAGTGGCGCCCCGCCATTTGGTGATAGCGCTTCTGCCACTAAAAGCCCACAGCGGAGTGTTACCCAAACACACAATAAGATTAGGATTAAGATCAAGGACCTCGGTACATAGTCGGTCGAGTTCATGCTCGAACTCAGCGCGGACAAACTTGGTGCCGGTGAGGGCGGGCCAGCCGGGCAGGGCGTCACGCTTGCCGCCGCAGAAATAGTCGAGATCGTTGCCGGGAGGATGCTGTTGGAAGACGTTAGTGCGGCGGACGGCATCGGAGTGGCGCTCCCAGATTTCGTGGGTGAACTTGGGGTTACGGGTGGAGTAGAATTGGGAAATGCAGGTGCGGTCACGAGAGTCGAAGTGGATGATGCCTGCGGCGTCCAGCATGCGGAGGAGTTCGGCGCCCGAGGTGCCGACGAAGTTAGCGCCGAAGTGGGCCTCGTCGTCACCCATTGCCTCACCGACGAGGAGGATGGGGGGTGTCACAGTTCCTCCCCTCCGAGCCACTTCTCGACCAGCGTGGCATAGCCGGCGGTGTCGTGGGGGCATGCTGCTGTGGCTTCTTCAAGGGTCTCGTAGTATTTTATAGTTCCATCAACTGTAACGCGCCAGAGGTTTCCATTTCCACTTGGCCTATTATAAACTCGAACTCCGCGAATACCGGATTGTCCAACTGGTCGCTGCGAATTGTGAAGATTTTCCTCTTGGGTCACGGCTCTGAGATTGACTGCTCTGTTATCTTTGTTGTTCCTATTGATGTGGTCAATAACCAAGTCTTTAGGAACAGGGCGATTATTGTAAAGTGACCAAGCTAAACGCGAGAGTGAGTGGTTTTTACCGTCAGCCTTTACATAGAGATAACCTCCAGCACCAATATTACCAATTACTTCACCGTTGAGCCACGGTTTTCTCCAACAAATAACCCAGTGAAATATTCCTGTTTCAGGATCATACTCAAGAGAGCTATTGTCAAACTGATGTATCATAGAGTGCCTCCTGTAAGCCAATTAAATCCAAGAGTAGAGTAGCCTGCTTTGTCTCGCCAGTGATCTGGTTCATTAGGATTGCCTGAAAGAATGCGTGAGTCTTTTCCTATATTGGCGTCTAAGACTTCCTTCTGAACTTCAGAGAGACTGTGCCAGCCGGGGCAGGAGCGGTAGAACTCACGGAGGTGTTGGGCTATACGTGCATTTTCAGCGAAGTCGCCGTGGGTTTCATGACGTTCAGCGAGGGTGGTGGCGATGTCGGACATGTCTTCCTCTTTAGTCAGTCCAGCCATGATCTTCCACGCGTCTGCGGGAGGTGGATAGCGGAGCGGGGCTTTCATTAAGGCCTCTGCCAAAAGGGGTGCCGGAGGACAGCGGGGGCAGCCTCCGGCACAGTCAACGCTGAGGGGTGCGGTTGGGTTCCCTCAGCGGTTCAGGCGCGTCACTCCGCCGGGGCGGTCTTGTTGACGCAAACGAAGGGCTCCTTGGTCTGGTCGGGCTCACCGTCCTCGCCGAGGGGGTACTCGTGCTCGACGATACCGAGAACCTGGGCATTGACGACCATGTCGTTGCGCTGGCGGCGGGAAGCCTTGTCGGTCTTGAGGTCAATGCCGCAATGCTCGTGGAAGAGATCGAGGCGGAAGACGGAGTCCTCGGTCAGGTAGAAGGTCACGCGGGTCTTGAAGCCCTCGATGCCGCCGGCCTCTTCCAGCGCATCGGGGTCCACGCCGTCTTCGGCCGCGAGGGCGCGGAGCGGGAACTCGATGAACGGAGTGCCCTTCTTGCGCGACTTGCCGTAGGAGGGCGCGCCGACGGTGAAGATATATGGGCCGGTGGGGCGGGCTTTGGGCTGGTCAACGTGGTCGGGGGACTCGTCGAGGATGGAGGCGAAGTTGGGTTTGTCGTTCATGGGAGGTTATGCTTTCACTTTGAAGTTGCGGAGGGTTGTGGGCTTCGGGGACACTTCGCTTGGCTGCCCACGTAGCGCGGCGAAGATGGTGGCGAGCCCGGTCTCGATGGGGAGGTCCTCGCTGAGGGATGCGTCGTTAGCGAGGTTCACCATTCGGTCGGACCCGAGTTGGATTGTGCGTTTGTCGTTCTTGTTTTTGTAGTAGACGACGTTGGGGAAGTAGGTGGGGATCTTAGGACTGAGTTTGGCTCCAACACCTTGAGGGAGAATTCGCCTTGTTCCGTCGTCGAGATCCAGGTATACACCGTGCCCGATGACGATGAGGTTGGCAGCAAAGCGCTCAGAGGTGAGAGTGCTGATCTGCTTCTCAACATCGTCTTGAGCATTTTTGTAAGTGCTTCGGTTGTCGGGGTTCTGGTTGACGGACTCGTGGAAGTTGAGGGCGCAGTCACACCAGCGAGAGAGGGAGTCGATGACGAGGATGTAGTTCTCGGGCCAAGCAGACGGATCTCCATAATCGTCTTCGCCGTCTTTCCAACGATTGAGGAGTCGGAGGGAGTCAAGCCAAGCAGTGGGTTTGCCATCGAAGATTGTGCCTTCCTTGACGGCGACGTTGCCGACTTTGTACTTGTCGGAGAGCGAGACGAAGTGGACGTTGGAGATCTTGTCGGGGCAGATGGCGAGGACTTGGCGCCGCAGGATGCCGAGGAGGTTGTCGAGATCGAGGATGAAGAGGTGGTAGTCGGCGGCGACGAGGGAGACAAGGGACCCGGTCTTGCCGGACTTGGAGTCCCCGAAGGCTAGAAGTTTGACTGTGGTTCGGGTTGGGTGGTCACTGAGACTTGGCATTGCAATCCTCTGCGGCGATGTTCAGGATCTCGGCGACGACATCAACCATGTCACATTCAGCAATCTTGACCCAACCATTGGGCTCAAGGAACCATTCAGGGTGCTTGGCGCGAAGTTCAATGTTGATCTTCTGGCACTGGATCTCGAGGGGTGTCATGTGGGATCCTTTGGATTGTGACCTTGACTCGGTCGCCGGCGAGGAAGTTGTTGGGTGTGTAGAAGCGGGAGCCGAGGCCGGAGAGGGAGAAGAAGTCGAGGTGGGCGTCTTCGACGATGGTGGTGATGGTGTAGGTGACGGTCACCTGCGGGGCCAGAATGGATTCGCTCATTTTGATTAACCCCTGACAATGAGCGGATTCCACCTGTCCTTTTCCTCTAGCTTTACAAAATCAGCTCTTAGAAATCGTTCTCTTACAGATGGTGATTTTGAACAAATATCCCTGAACTTACAACCACCCCATTTATCACACGAACAGTCGTTCATGGGGTAGTAGTTCTGCTCGGCGTAGGTCTCGTTCTGGCGGAGGAGGATGGCGAGGTCGTTGAGCCACTCGTCGAGTTGGTCGGGCGTGCGGTAGGTGAAGCCGCGGACGAAGGTGTGCGGGTCTTCGAGTTTGACCTGCATGGCGTCGATGCAGACGCCGCGGATTGGGGCGTTGAGCACGATCTTGCCGGCGAGGGTGTAGAGGGTCATCTGGTTGTGCGGTTCGTATTGGGCGAAGTAGTAAGGGCCCGGTGTGGTCATGGTGGTCTTGCGGTCCATGACGAGGAGGGCGTTGTTGAGGTGGACTACGCGATCGAGGTGGCCACAGAGGAGGTAGGGTTGCTGCTGGGCTACCTCGCCCTCGGTGTCGTCTGTCAACACGAACTGAGGCTGGGACTTGGGCCCCCAATCGAGCTCGAACTGGAACGAGAGTTCCACCGCCGGCTTGCCATTGTCCATGATGTAGGTCTCGGCGTAGTCGTTGGCGCCGAAGTGGTCGAGGTAGTCGATGACGAGGGAGATGAGCGTGTCACGGTTCTTGTACTTGGCCGGGTCCCGCTTGTTCTCCGGGGAGAGCGGCGGGTTCCAGTCGTAGCAGCGGGTGTGGATCGAGGCGATCACGTCGTGGATGGAGTCCTCGTGAGAGATGCCGTGGCTGCGGGAGACATCGTATTCCTGCAGGGCGAGGTGGACCTCGATGCCGAAGCGGAGGTGGACGGACTCATTGCGCCCGGCCCAGCCCTCGAGCATGGTGAGTTGATAGAGGCGGGGACAAACTTTAAGATACCCAATGCTTGTACTATCCCAAGCGTACTGTATTTGGGTCCCAGGTAAAAAGGGTGAGGGTGCGGCGGGTACTGGAGTGGATAGTTCCTCTCCTATACGGTCAATGACCTCTTCAATATTCATCTCACATGACTCCATGTGCGTCCCAATGCAGCGTGGGATATAGTAGCGCGACACACATTGGGAAAACAGTGTTTGTGTATCGACGATATACTGTATCCATCTGATACTAACATTCTGATATACTGCACGTCATTATCCTTAAGTATTGCAGCAGGACTAGCTGAACCCTTTTGACGATCGGTACTTGCAAGATCATTGCCATTGTCCGAGGGAGTACCCCAGTATAAATTATTTGCATAATTGTTCTGTCTGTCACTATCTTTATGTGCAGCATGATGTTCCTCAGAGGGAGGTGCCCCATGAAAAGTTTGACAGATGATACGATTTACTCTGTACTGATGATAGTTTAGATCGCATACAAGGTATCCACTGTAGTTTGTACTGGGGTTCATTATAACTCCACGCTTACCAAGTATCCTGCCAAAGTTAGATGCTTGATACTCAGGAGCAAATGGAATAGGAAGCCATTTTTCTAGCATGTCAGGAGCTCTTGAGCTTGAACAGGGGCTTGGATGCGGCCTTGGGGGCGGTGGCCAGCAAGTTCTCGAGGTTGGCGACGACTCGGGCGGTGTCGGCCTTGGTGGCCTTGGAGGGTGTCTTCTCGCCGGCGGCTTTGCGGGCGCGCATGTGGCGGTGGTAGGCGATGATGGTGTCGATGTCGTCGGCGGCGAGGGGCGGGGATTTGTGGTTGATTTCTTCGATGCGGAGCATCAGTTGGTCGAGAGGGGAGGGGTCAGACATTGGTGGGCTTGTCCTTGATCTTGAGGGGAATGCCGCGGAAGGTGACGTTGCCCTCTGCGTCCTCTTTGAGCCCCGAGGGCGAGGTTGAGATGTCCTTATACTGCCGGGCCACGCCCTTCGGGGAGCGGATGGCTTTTTGGCCGCGGACGTAGGAGGCGATGGCTTCACGCACAACCTCGGTCCAGCCGTGGCCATAGGTGGAGCGGAGCCAGGCCACGTCCGTGGAGAAGAGGTTGATGTTGGTGCGGTGGAGGTCGCTCATTCTGGTAACTCTGCGCTGCGGCGGCGGATGTAGAGGGTGTTGGGGGTAGATGGGACGTTGATTTCGATGTCGAGTTCTTCGGAGGTTACGCCTTCGAGTTTGAGGGCGTAGTAGATGGCACCACGCAGGCCGTCGAGGTTGTCAGTTTCGATGCGCAAGCCGTAGTCGAGGTCGGCGGCTTGTTTGCAGAGGGAGAGGAGGTAGTCGTGGGAGGGCTCAAGCATTGGCGGGGGTTCCCTGCGTGAGTGAGAGCGGCTCCACGCTGACGACGCGGGA